AAGGCCGTCGCCTTTGCTGACGACGCCTTTCTTTTCCATTTGTCGACGCGCTGAATTGCGGTCAGCCCTGTTAGCAATCTGCTCCGGCTTACCTTGGTAGTTGGCGTACTCTTTCTTATAGTCACGTGGCATGATAGTTGTCCTTAAAAAAGATATCTTATTGTCCCACAGCCGCGCCATTTAGAACAGCAAGTAGCACAGGGCTTTGCTCTCTAGACGTGGTGCCGGTCAGGGTTGCTACAAACCGAGGGTGGTTCAGGTTCACGATCAGGCAGTGTGTCTGGCCGGGGCTTCTGTCCTTGCATCCTTTGAACATAGTCACGCGGTCTCGCTTGGCAATCATCGCACCGTTAAGTTCTAGCTCACGCTCAATCCGGTCAATGCCATCTTGCGTTCTGCCTAGCCATGCTTTAAACAAAGCCAAGTTGATTGCGATCATACTACCGGGCATGACAGGGTTCTTGGCATCATAAACAACCTTGACACGGGCAACTGCTTTATCTGGAGCCGGTTGTGTCACCTGCTCTTTACCTGAACTGTAAACCTCAGTGCAATGCACCAAGCGGTCATTGTGCTCCATGATGTACTGACCAATCGTATCAAACACATCAGACTTGCTTTCGATTGCAGCTTGCCGAGTTTGTTTTACGCGCTCGATCATGAAGTCAATGGTTCCCTTTATATCAAACGGGAACAACCCCAAGGCTTGGCCAATACGACCCATGCCCCATGATGCAATAAGTAGCGTCCTGTAGAAACGCTCTTGGGGTTCAAATATAAAACCAAACGTTTTGTTAAACGATGCTTCAGACCATTTCCATACAGCTTCAGGGCCGCCCTTGTCGATCACAACTTGCACAAGTTCTGGGAAAGCCCAACCGTTATGTTTCTCTACGATCTCAAAAAAGTCGTACCCGTAGCTACGCCCGTCTTCACGAGTAGCAACAAAAGTCCGATCGTGTTGCGGGAACTCTAAGCAACGTGCTTTGAGTGGATCGTTGCCCGCCTGTGCGTTTTCAAACTTCCGGTACATCGAAATGTTAGACGTGACGTGAGTAGGAGCACACCACTTAGCGGGTTCACGCAACTCGCGTTCTTTCGTCATTGAAATCTTTTCGCGACCCGAACTAAGTGTGTAGCCCATGTCGGCCATGTCCTTGTCGTCAGCCGCAGTCATCTCGTCGATACAACATGGCAGGTTATTTAAAACACCGCGCATTTTGTACAGAGCATTCGCAGTATCTTTCTGGCTCAGGAACAATTCCTTGGGGTGACCAATCAGACTGTTCACGCCAATCAGAGACAACGATTTACCAGTTGTCGTTTCATCAGAATAGATTGACACAATCGCTGTTGCGTTACCGGCGGCAGGGCCTAGGATTCCCACTGTGCCTGTTAACACTGACGCACGAATATTGTCAGCACCGGGTAGGTTCAGCATGTCCATCGCGCGAATCCACTCAGAGCGTTCACCATGCGGGCCAATGAGTCTAGCGAAGTTGGACGCAGGGCCACGAAGGCGCGTGTCTGTTGCACCGGATGGTGAGCCTAGCACTGTCTGCCCGCACATAAACGAGCCATCCTCTTGCCAACCGAAGTTAACAAAGTCCAATCCTGTTGGTGCTTGCTGTTGCACCATCGTCAAGTAATCCATCAAATAGCTCCTAACCTTTTCTTGCTGTCCAGCATTCTTTACGTAGATTTGTTGGTTCAATAAAAATGTAGAGAAGTCTTTACCAATCGTCGCAAGCACAGACATCTCATGCTCTGTCTCTTTCCATCCAGTCATTGGGTACTTTGCAATCATTCGGAATGCAGACTTGCGACTTTCGGAATCGTGGTACACACCCGTGATGTGAATCTCGTACTGGCACACATGGTCAAACTCTGTTACCTCTTGGGCTACTTCATTGCCGTTTGCATCAGTCGTTGTGATCTCAGTCTTGACCTCACGCATGATCTGGTTGTTCTGAATAACATAGCCCTTGGGCAGTGTGAACGTGAACTCTTCGCCTTCCTCAGTAACAACTTCAGTCTCCGTCACAACTGATAACTGTGCAGGGCTTGTAATTTTTCCACGGCTTGGGCAACCTTCGCAACCCTTAGCGCACAACTGCTCAAACTTCGCACACGTCGTAGGCCCAGTGCCGTTCCAACCCTTGAGCTTATCCATGCTTGCGGCTAGATCAAAGTCAGGGTGCGTTCCTGCGATCATGATGACCGCTTCCTGCACATCTGTGCAATGCTTAGCAAGACCTAACGATGCACGCCATAAAGGCTCTTCTACGTTGCGACCTGCGGCATCTAACACACCACCAGAAGCTACAAGCGCACCCACCTGAGCACAACGCCCTGCGACTGCGGTAAGTACAACATCGTTTGTGTTGAGCACTGCATCAAGGATCGATGATCTCGCACCTTTGCGTGATGCTGTTGTCTTTGCGTTCTTCGGCAACTTACCAAACCACGGCTTCAATACCGTGAACAACTCTACTGGATCGTAGTCAGGGCAATCGCGTTTGCACTCGACCAACTTCCACGGCTGTTGCTTTTTATGATGCGTACCAACTGGACGAAGCACCATCGATGGATCATGAATCTTGCTTGTGTCAATCTCGACACCATGCTCTTCAAGCGCAATGCGAAGCGCGGTAGAAACTTTTACCCAATGCTCTTTCGAAATGTTCTGAGTCATTGGCCAGTAGCAGTGAATACCGCGACCGGAAGAGATGACCATAGGCTGAGGCATTCCAATCGCTTTGAGGGCGACGGACATTGCAATCCAACCTTCTTTCTGAGTAGCGTAAGGTTTGTCCTCACCAATATCTAAATCAAGCGCCAGTGCTTTAAACACTGTTGCGTGTGCTTGCGTGCGGTACCATTTCTGTTTACCGTTCTCTGTATAACTGTGATTGGCAAATGCACCAACACCGAAGTAAACAGTTGACTCAGCTTCTGCATCCCACCTACTGATCGCGTCAATTGCGTCATCGATGTCAGCGAATGATCCTCTATTCCAGAAAAACCCTCGAGGGTTCTGTCCTGATGGATCAGGCTTATGTATGCAAATAACCAGTTCGTCTGTTTGGGCGAATACGCGAGTAAAAAAGTTTTTTGTGTCCAAGACATGCCCCTAGATGAAAAACCCCGGCGTTACCCGGGGAGCGTTTTACATTTTTATTTTATTACTCGTCAAACAAACTGTCGAGCTTTGCCGCTAATTCATCTGACGCTTTTACTGGAGCAACTACGGGTTTTACCGCCTTGACAGGCGCGGCTACTGGTGCAGGTGTTTCCTCTTCGTAAGCATCGTCGACAGCGGGAGCCGCGATAGCGGCCTTAGGCGTGGGTGCTGCAATAGCAGGGCCCGCCGCTTGTGGAGCAAGTTGACGAGTAGCTACTTTAACAGAATCACTTCCAACTAAAGTGTCGACGCGAGAAATTGCTTTCTCTGGAACGTAACCTTTTTGCTTGAATGTAATCTTGGGGTAACTTGCCGCGTCGTACGGTCAGGCTGTACACCTTGGAAGGATCAGCGGCGGCTACTACAGCCAAGTGGCGTTGGTCAGCACACATCTTAGACTTCGCACCAGAGGGCAGAATCTTAGAGCCTAAAACGTTGTTAGGGCAGTCAGCGCAAGCTGTATGCACAGGGGACTCAAAATTAGCGTCAGGCTTTAAGCCATCATTAGAGCCACAATCTGGACGGATGTTCTCCGCAGACGCATCAAACGCTTTGGCGTAAAACACCTTGGAAACCCTAGGGTTTGCACCTACGATGATGGTGTCTAGAGTGACGCCAACTGTTGTCTCAACACCGTCTTCGCTCAGGCGATAACGCCCTGCGCGGATGCTGATACGTGGAAAACTAACGCCGTCGCTACCGACGATCGCAGATGCCACTGTTGATTTAGTGCCCGCTTGCTGACGGGCGGCTATACGGGCTGCAATGTGTGCAGGTACTGTTGTGATGTTGCTCACGATTATTCCTTTGCTTGAGCTTTACGAAGATTGAATACACGAGTAGACGAGAAATTTACGCCGGGAGGAGGAGCGCCATTGGCTTCAATGAAACTCTTTACCCCTAGCTTCGATGCGCGGGCTTCTACCATGTCCCAAGCATCGGTTTCCTTGCAATACGCAAAGAACTCTTCACGCGACGCAACGGTCGCGGTATGGTGTGTCGACCAATAGGCCGTACCAGAATTTGTTTTAACTGTCTCGAGACCGTCTTCCTGCGCTTTGGCAGTCATCCAGTTCTCAACGGCTACAAGCTTTTCTGTCAGCTTGGCTTTGGCCGCTTTATGCTCACGCTCTAGAGCGTCGATAGCATTGCGCACCTGCAGATACTTCTCTGCGGCTAATTCATAGTTCATAAGTAAGTCCTAACTGTTTAACTAATCGTCACTGTTGATGCCTTGCACCAAATTCAAAAACTCCGCCAATGTGTTCTGCTTTGCGCGGAGTCGGCGGTATAACTCTGCTTCAAAGCCTGTGGCCCAAATGTGCCATACAGTCGTCTTGCCAGTTGTTGTCAACCGGCGAATCCTTGCATTAGCTTGCTCGTACTGTTCAAGTGAATAAATGGGAGCAAACCAAACAATATCTTTTGCCCGAGTTAATGTCAATCCGTGTGCCGCAACCTTCGGGTGAGCCAACAAAATCTGTGGCCTGTCCGTGTGCTGAAAGTCGTTAAAGATTTGATTGCGTTCGTTCTTGCTAACATCACCATGAACCGATGCAACATCGAATCCATCAGCAGTTAACTTCGCCTGCAATTGATCTTGTACGCCTCGAAGCGGCACAAAGATAATAACCTTATCTCCGATCTCTGTAAGTAACTCAGTAAGGGTATTATATCTCAACGATCCATCGATTGCAATTCTACCGGTCTCGCTATACACGACACCGCAGCTTATTTGCAACATCTTACTTAGCACAACCGCCGCATTCGCAGCAGTCACTTCACCTGCCGCGAACACAGTCACGGCTTTGTCTTTCATTTCCTTAAACGCTTTTTGTTGTTGAGGTGTTAGCTCTGTCTTGCGACCAACGAAGTTAGTGTCAGGCAAATCTTTGCACTCGTCAAGTGAGAAACGTATCGATGGTTGTAAAACTTTTTTACATGTCTCAAGCGCGTCTTGCCGTGGCACCCAACGAAACGTCGTGACCTTCTGCATCACCATGTCTTTGAATGTCGTGAAACTTTTTGGGCATGTAGGTGAGTCAACAAGTCGTGCCAGTGTCCATGCGTCTGCCGGTGTCTGTGAGATTGGTGTACCCGTTAGCATCCACAGCCATGGCTTGTGTGCTTGCGTCCACTTAGAAAATATCTTGTAACGCTGCGAACTCGGAGATTTAAGCGCAGTGGCTTCATCGTAGATCACAACGTCAAAGTCTTTGATGTCCGCGGCCATGTTGCTAAAGCCATCATGGTTAATGATGAAGTACTGCACCCCGGGTTTCTCAAGCAACTGTCTGCGTTTTTCCTTACAATCACAAACATGCGGTGCGGCAGGTGGTGCTTGAGCTCTCTCCCCCATACAACAGTCAGCGTTGACAACGGCGCGATGATTAAAACTTTCTTGGCAATACCTTCGTCAAGAAGAAAGTCAGCCGCCCAGATGGCGCTAATAGATTTGCCAGTGCCCGGCGCGTTAAGGCACAGAGCACGCTTGTGTGTTGTAAGAAATGCAGCGGTGTCTTTCTGGTGATCCATCGGTGCAAACCGAGCGGGCCAGTTGTAGTAGTGCGTGATGGGAGCAGGGACACTGAAGCCCAAGTTCTTAAGCACGATAGACTCGTCCACACCATACGGCACAGCAAGCATCGACTCACCGTCATGCATGAACTGTTTGGCATGCGGCATCAGAGATTGCACAGTGGCATTCTCATTACTGTTAATTACGATTCTACGTTTGTCAGGTATTACAAGCATGTCAGAGCAACCCACGCTTTGAATTCAATTTCCCACACGTCAACAGATGTCTCACGTACGATCCACACCTTTGCACCGCTCATCATTAAGGCTTGTATTT